AGCCGATTCCAGGCTGAAAGTTATGATAAGGATCACCTGGTATTTGAAATGGGCGCATGTAAGGAGACAAGCGAAAGAAGCTGACGGCCTCTAGAAAATATGTAGCACGAGGTTCGTCATTGATGCGCAAACCGCGTTGCTTTAACAATTCGATTTGATCAACAACAGAAATGGAGGGCTTTTCGAACCGCCTCATTCCACCTCCTACCACCCCATAAAAAGAAAACCCGCACGATTTGAGCGTAACTGTCGAAACAATCATAGGCTTGGCGGGTATGTTAAGGCGAAGTATATGTAGCTATGATTCAGAGTGCAAGAAAAGCGTCAATGCGGAGACTCGTTGAGGGCGATTGAACTGACCTGCAACTAGTCACAGGCTGCGATTGTGAAGCTTGAACTTATGATATTTGCAGGAACCCTCATCGACATTCGGCGAGGCTTAAGCCCAGATATAACGCGGTTTGGTGCAGGGTTACACCTCCACCATGCACATTAGGTGCGATGGGGCAAGACTTTTTTTCTTTTTATTGCGCGGGGTGATACACTCCCCTTGTATATGTAGCAAAAGGCTACAGGTATCCAAACACGACAGATCAGAGAATGAGGCAAACAAGTCATGAGTAATAAGCTAACCCCAAAGCAACTCCACTTCGCACGTTGCGTGGCCAGCGGTATGTCACAGGCACAGGCATACCGAGAGGCGTATGACTGCAAGCCGGATGCATTGAAGGAGACGCAACAGCAAGCGGCCAGCAGGCTCATGAGCAACCCCATGGTTCGAGCACGGGTGGACTATCTGATCCGGCAGAAAGAGGCGGGGATGGCGGCATCTGCGGTCTCGGACAGGGAGAGAGTCCTAACCAAGCTACGGCATATGCTGGATAACGCCGAACCATCCGATGGCAATAAGCTGAGGGCGGCCGAGCTACTCGGTAAGTCGGTAGGCCTGTTCAAGGACGTGGTCGAAACCCAGCAGAGCACCACTGCCGAGGATCTGATCGGAGAACTCGAGGCCATGATCGAATCTATTGGCAGTGATTATGACGATACCACTGATATGTCGGCGCCTAATGATCAGCCTCTGCACTAATGCCTGACTTTTCCGTGATAGTACCGGAGCGATATGCCGACCCCCGCACCCCCCCTGAGCGAGGCACGTACCTGCTATCTATATACATAAGGATCTGCTCATAAAATCACCTATTTTTCGCTATGTCATACCCGTCATACTAGTAATTCTGGCCCTTTTTTTGGCAGAAAAGGCCCTAGGATTCCTAGTGGTGCATTTAATTCTGGTAATTTTTGGCATTTATGCATAAAACACTGATTTTTATGCGAAAAAACACTATGTCATACGCATAAAACTGTAGACATGTGGCTGTCAAGGGGGTAGGATCTCTATAATCCGAGGGGATTCTCTACCTAGGACTCTTCTAGCCTAGGAATCTTCTAGCTTATGTATCTTCTAGCTTATGTATCTTCTCTTCTTGTATGTCATCGCCAGACCCCTTTGATTAGGGTCTGGCTCTTGTAACTTCTAGGCTTAGGAGATTCCTAGCTTAGATTCATCTAGATTTATCTAGGATAGGCGCGACGTATGTATAATCCATATGTAAATAATTCCTACTACAACATGCTTTCTGGTATCGCTAGCCTTTATGGGGCGCCTAGGCAGTACAACTATGGTGCGGCTGTTATGCCAAACCAGAATCAAGCTGTGATAAACCAAGCCGCTCAACAAGTTCCTTCAGGCGGCATGATAAATCCGGCAGTGATGCCTCCGCCGCTAACGTCATCAGTGATGCCATCGGTTGAGCCAATCAATGAAATGGCGCCCCCGGTCACGCAGATGGACAGCAACATGGGCGGGCTTGATCAGCCAATGACGAGCGCGGTTATGCCACCTTCCTATGGCATGGGGCGAACATCAAACCCCTACACCGTCGGCACGGGCGGAATGCCCTACACCAGCCCCTATTTCAGAGGCTTCAATAACCCCTACTCAGGCGGTTTTGGCGGCAAAGGCGGAATGGCTCGACCCTCTTATGGGAAAGGTGGCTCTTTCTAGTGTCGCGTAACTACCGCACTGAGTACGACAACTACCACTCAAAGCCCAAGCAGAAAAAAAATCGCGCAAAAAGAAATGCCGCGAGATCTGTGATGGCAAAATCAGGTAAGGTGTCGAAGGGCGATGGTAAGGATGTTGCCCACAAGAAGCCACTAGCCAAGGGCGGCAGTAACAAGAAGTCAAACCTATCGGTGTCTTCAAAAGCAAAGAACAGATCGTTTCCGAGGACAAAAACCGCACGGATGAAATGAATGTCCGATCTTATAACGCCTCAGTTAGCCAAAAAGCTAAAGGGCGCATCTCCAGAGGTTAAGCTACGAGTTGCAGAGCAACTCAAGCGAATCGAGGAGCAAAAAAAGATAGAGTCAGCGCAAACCACCTTCATGGGGTTTGTTGGGCATATGTGGCCCGCCTTTATTGAGGGCAGGCATCACAAGATCATGGCAGAGGCCTTCGAGAAGATTGCTCGCGGCGAACTCAAGCGCCTGATCATCAATATGCCGCCCAGACACACCAAGTCTGAGTTTGCCTCTTACTTGTTACCGGCATGGTTTTTAGGCCAATATCCGGGCAAGAAGGTGATTCAGACGGCGCACACCGCCGAATTGTCGGTCGGTTTTGGCCGGAAGGTGAGAAACCTTGTTGACTCCGAGGACTTTAAGTCTGTCTTCCCAAAACTACAGCTACGGGCAGATTCAAAGGCCGCAGGCCGGTGGAGCACCAACGACGGCGGGGAATATTTCGCTATTGGTGTTGGCGGTGCGGTAACCGGTAAAGGTGCCGACCTATTGATCATTGACGACCCCCACTCAGAACAGGAGGGGCAGTCGGGAGATCCGTCCGTCTTTGATCGCACCTATGACTGGTACACTTCCGGTCCTCGACAGCGTCTCCAGCCGGGGGGCGCCATCATCATTGTGATGACTCGCTGGCATATGCGAGACCTAACCGGCAAGATTATCAAGGCTTCTTCTCAGCGGGCAGGCACCGACGAGTGGGAAGTGATCGAGTTTCCAGCGATCATGCCATCAGGGAAAGCCCTGTGGCCTGAGTTCTGGTCTATCGCAGAGCTTGAGGCTCTACGCAATGAACTACCGTCCCCTAAGTGGAACGCGCAGTATCAGCAAAACCCAACGTCCGAAGAGGGCGCTCTCGTCAAACGCGAGTGGTGGCAGGTCTGGGAACGTGACCAACCCCCGCCGTGCGAGTTTATTATTCAATCATGGGATACAGCATTTTTAAAAACCCAGCGGGCTGACTTTTCCGCTTGCACAACATGGGGTGTTTTTTACAGCCCAGATGACGAAGGGGTCACTAAACCCAACATCATCCTACTGGATGCATACAAAGAACGTCTGGAATTTCCTGAGCTAAAGAAAAAAGCTTTTGAGCTTTGGTCTGACATGCAACCAGACGCATTTATTGTGGAGGCCAAGGCGGCAGGGATGCCACTTATCTTTGAGCTTCGAGCGATGGGTATTCCGGTAGCGGAATACACACCATCTCGGGGCAATGACAAGATAGCTCGCGTTAACGCTGTAGCTGACTTGTTTGCGTCTGGCGTCGTGTGGGCGCCACAGACGCGGTTTGCTGAGGAAGTTGTTGAGGAGTTTGCCTCATTTCCAGCCGGTGAACACGACGATTTAGTTGACTCTTCCACTCAGGCATTATTGCGGTTCAGGCAGGGCGGTTTCCTCCCTCTGTACACGGATGAAGAGGAAGAGCCTGTAGATTACGGCAGAAGAGCCGATTATTACTAGGAGAGCGAGATGAAAAAGAAACCCATGAAGGCCGCGCCAAAGGCGATGATGAAGAAGGCCGCCATCAAGAAGGCGATGGGCAACAAGATGGCTGGAGCACGAAAGATGAAAGGCGGCGGTAAGTGCAAAGGCGCTGGTGCGGCCACCAAGGGAACTCGTTACTCTAAGAGCTAATTATGGCCATTGATAAACTCGGCAGACCCATGACCCCGGAAGAGGTTGAGGGAAGCGAACTTGAAATCGTCATAGAGAACCCGGAGTCCGTCGGCTTGTTTGACGAAGAGGGCGGGATGGTCATTGACTTTGACCCCGACTCATCTGGGCTTCTTGGCGATTCTCACGACTCGAACCTTGTCGAGTTTATGGGCGACGATGAGCTTCATTCGTTGTCATCAGAGCTGGTACAGCAGTTTGATGCGGACAGACAGAGCCGCGCCGACTGGGAGGACTCCTACGTCAGGGGTCTAGACCTTCTTGGTCTAAAGTTTGAGGACAGATCATCCCCTTGGGAGGGCGCCTGCGGTGTATTTCACCCGATGCTGTCCGAGGCGGTAATTCGTTTTCAGGCGCAAACCATTCAAGAGATCTACCCAGCCAAAGGCCCGGTTAGGACCTCTATCGTTGGGAAGATAGACGAAGAGAAGACTAAGCAGGCTCACCGGGTTCAGAACTACCTGAATTACCTGATCACGCAGAGGATGAGCGAGTATCGGACAGAGACTGAAAAGCTTCTGTTCTCTCTTCCCATAGCAGGATCGGCGTTCCGCAAGGTGTATTATGATCCGAACTTGGGTCGTCCCTGCGCGATGTTTGTGCCCGCTGAAGACTTTGTGGTGAGCTATGGCGCGTCGGACTTGACGACTTGCGAACGTGCTACTCACATAATGAAGCGCACTCCGAACGAAATCCGGAAACTGCAAGTTGCCGGGTTTTATGCGGACATTGATTTGCCGGCGCCATCTCCAGATATTTCTGAGATTCAAAAGAAGTATGACCGCCTGACGGGAGACTCTGAAAACTACGACATAGATAACCGGCATGTCTTGCTTGAGATGCATGTTGACATTGATCTGCCGGGGTTTGAAGACAAGCAGGACGGTCAGCCTACAGGGATTGCTCTTCCCTATGTTGTCACGATTGACAAGTCATCAAGAACGATCTTGTCGATTCGCCGCAACTGGTATGAAGACGACCCTAAGAAGTTAAAAAGAGAACACTATGTGCATTACCAATACCTGCCCGGACTAGGGTTTTATGGTTTTGGGCTAGTGCATATGATCGGCGGTCTATCTAAGTCGGCAACCTCGTTGCTGAGACAGCTTGTAGACGCCGGTACGCTTGCCAACCTACCGGGGGGTCTAAAATCTCGCGGACTGCGCATAAAAGGGGATGATACCCCGATTATGCCGGGAGAATTCCGCGATGTAGACGTTCCGGGTGGTGCAATCCGCGATAACATAACCTTCCTTCCATACAAGGAACCAAGCAACGTCCTATATCAGTTGCTTGGCGATATTGTCCAAGAGGGCAGAAGGTTCGCATCAGCGGCGGATGTAAAAGCCTCAGACATTAACGGCGAAGCACCGGTTGGCACCACGTTAGCAGTTTTAGAAAGAGAGATGAAAGTCTTGAGCGCGGTCCAGAGCCGGGTTCACGCCTCTGTTTCAAAAGAGCTTAAAATACTCTCTGAGCTTGTCAGGGATTATGGGCCGGAAGTTTACCCCTACGACCCAGACGAAGACCCCGTCGTCAAGCAAGATTTCGACGACCGAATTGACATTATCCCGGTTAGTGATCCAAACGCCGGCACGATGGCCCAGCGAATCATGCAGTATCAAGCGGCCCTACAGCTTGCGGCACAAGCACCGCAGATGTACGACATGCCGTTGTTGCACCGCCAGATGCTTGATGTCTTAGGCATTCAGGACGCAGACAAGATCGTTCCGACCGAGAACGACATGAAGCCGACAGACCCTGTCAGCGAAAACATGAACCTGATCAATGGCGAGCCGGTCAAGGCGTTTATCTACCAAGACCACGAAGCCCATATTCAGGTCCACATGGCGGCGGCGCAAAACCCCCAGATGCAAGAGCTTTTACAGCAGGCGCCAAACGCAGGGGCTGTTCAAGCGGCGCTGGCGGCTCACGTTGCGGAGCACGTTGCGTTTGCGTACAGGGCAAAGATCGAGCGCGAACTGGGCGTAGAGCTTCCGCCACCCAATGAGCCTATGCCGGAAGATATTGAGCTTCGCATCTCAAGGTTAGCGGCCCCGGCGGCGGCACAAGTTACCGGAAAGGCCCAGCAAGAAGCTCAGGCAAGAGAGCAGGCCGAAATGCAGGAAGATCCGATTGTTCAGATGCAACAGCGAGAGCTTGCGCTTAAAGAGCAGGCGGCAATGGCCAAGGCTCAGACAGAAATGGCCAAGATACAGGCGGATCTTGAAAAATCTCGCGGCAAAGCCATGATTGACGTTCAGAAGATGGAGCAACAAGAGCGGATTGAGAGCGCGAGACTGGCCACAAAACTACAGGGTCAGAGAGAAAGCGATGAGTCCCAGAAAGAGATAGAGGGATTCAAAGCAGGTTTTAACCTTGTCAGAGACCTGATTGATGAGTAAAACTGCTACAAATAACTTGTTAAAGGCACTCCAAGAGGAGTACCGTAGGCACATGAACGAGTTGAGTGACCATGTTTCTTGCGGAGGATGCAAGAGCATGGAGGAATATTCGCGTTGCGTTGGGGTCATTGAGGGACTTGCCTACGCAGAGCGCACCCTTCTAGATATGAATGAGAGGCTAGAACGGGAATAACACGCTACAAGGTGTAGCGCCGGCGACTCCAGACGCCATCATCTGGTGCAGGAAGAAGTGATGACAGAAGAGCAAAAGACAGCTAGTCAGCTACCAGAGCCCAAGGGCTACAAACTACTCATTGCTCTGCCGGAGCCCGATGAAAAAACAGAGG